ATGCGGGTTTCTGGGATGACTCAGAAAAACGCAACAAGATGATCAAGCGTTACGCAGCCGAAGCTCGTCAATCACAAGGTTACAGGAGTTAAACATGGATTCAAGGTTAAAAAAATCTCTTCAGGCCGGTGGCCGCAATGATCGCGCAAGCGAGGACGCAAGCCGCCGACCGCCCGAAGAAAAGTTCATGAGTGCGCAGGAACGTCGAAAGATGTGGAGCGACGAGTGGACGCAATCGGCTCTGCCCAAGACTCCCGTAATCCCGGGATGGCACTTGTGCTGGCTTTCTACAACCAACAATTACGACACCATCGACAAGAGAATGCGACTTGGCTATGTACCTGTGACGGCAGATGAGATACCCGGGTTCGACAGTTATCGTGTTAAGGCTGGTGAGCATGTTGGGCACGTTTCGTGCAACGAGATGCTGTTATTCAAACTGCCCATGGATGTCTACCAAGACGTTATGGCGCAGATGCACTATGAGGCTCCCCGCGAGGAAGTGGATCGTATCCTCTCCCAAGCGGAAAGCGCAGGTGCGAAGGACAGCTCTGGTCGCAGGTTGGTGCAGGTAGAGGCGGGTATGGACAGATACGAACAACAGCAACCCAACCGTGCCCCCGTTTTCGAGGGCTAATTTTAAGGAGCAAGACTATGTCTGCAACAAACGCTCCGTTCGGCTTGCGCCCTGCGTTCCACCCCTCCGGTCTGGATCGCGCCACGGCGCTTACTGACGGTATTGTCTCGGGCTACGGCTCGGCTATTCTCAAAGGTCAACCAGTACGTTACGTTACTGGCGGCGTCATCGAACCCGCAGCAGCAGATCAAGCCTTCGTTGGCGCGTTCGCTGGTGTTGAGTTCACTGACACCACTGGCCGTCATCGCGTGTCCAACAACTGGCCTGCCTCTACGGCTTACCAGACTGGCTCGTGCATCGCCTACTTCTACGCCGATCCACAGATCGTGTACGAAATTCAGGCTGACGGTTCTCTGGCCCAAACCTCTATTGGCGACGAAGCCAACTTGAGCAACACCACTGCTGGTTCCACGACCACTGGTCTGTCGCAATGCACTCTGTCAACCACACTGGTTGGCGCAGGCAACAGCGCTCAGATGCGTATCGTGAACCTCGCTCCGTACCCCGGTAACGACTGGGGTGATTCTTTCACTATTGTCCGTGCAACCATCGCCGAATTCCAATTCGCTGGTGCTGCCGGAACAGCAATCTAAGGAGGGAGTGAACCATGGCCGCTCCAATGCGCAGTACCGACTTTCGTAGCATCGTCGAACCTATTCTGAACGAATGTTTCGACGGTGTATACGATCAACGAGCCGACGAATGGTCACGGGTTTTCCGTGAGCAAGAAGGCATCCCACGTAACTACCACGAAGAACCCGTCCTGTACGGTTTTGGTGCAGCACCACAGATGGCCGATGGCACACCTGTGACGTACCAACAAGGTGGTGTGTTGTTCCTCAAGCGTTACGTCTATGAGGTGTACGGCTTGGCCTTCGCTTTGACCAAAGTTTTGGTTGAAGACGGTGACCATATCCGTATCGGTCAGGTGTACGCTCGTCACTTGGCTCAGTCTCTGATTGAGACCAAGGAGACTCTGTCCGCTAACGTGCTGAACAACGCCTTCACTGGCGGTCAGTATGCTGGTGGTGACGGTGTCGCTTTGAACAGCGCTTCGCACCCAATCGTGAACGGAACCTTCAGCAACTTGCTGTCGACCGCTGCCAATTTGAGCCAGACATCGCTTGAGCAGATGCTGATTCAGATTCGTCAAGCTGTTGACAACAACGGCAAGAGAATTCGTCTGGTGCCCCGCCAATTGGTGGTCGCTCCGGGCAATGTCTTCCAAGCCGAAGTGCTGCTGAAGTCTGTTCTGCGTGCTGGTAACGCAAACAACGACATCAACCCCATCAAGTCGATTGGCTTGCTGGACGAGGGTGCCGCTGTTATCTCGCGTCTGACAAGCTCCACCGCATTCTGGGTGCAGACCGATGCGCCAGAAGGCATGAAGCTCATGATGCGCCGTAAGCTGGAAAAGACCATGGAAGGCGATTTTGAAACCGACTCCATGCGCTACAAGGCTACCGAGCGTTACGATGTGGGCTTCACTGACCCACGCGCAATGTACGGCACACCCGGCGTCTAAACCCAAGCGGGGGCTTCGGCCCCTGCGTTACAAGGAGAAAAGACAATGGCAAATTTACTGGTAACCCGTTTCCCAAATGGCGTGACAAACGTCGGGGAAGATTCACCGTTTGCTGATCTGGCAATGCCAGCACCGACAAAGTTTCACACTTACTATGAAGATTTCGACTACTATGTGGCCGCAAACTGGACTGTAACTGAGACTCAGGCTGGTGCTACTCAGGCTTTGACTGACGGCGATGGTGGTTTACTTTTGATCACCAACACTGCCGCAGATAATGATCTCGTTGCTTTGCAAAAAGTAGGCGAGTCATATCGATTTGCTTCAGGCAAAGAGCTTTTCTTTGAGGCACGCCTCAAGGTGAGCGACGCAACTGAATCTGATGTAGTTATTGGTCTTCAAATTACCGATGCAACCCCGCTTGACGTATCGGATGGTGTGTTTTTCATCAAGGCAGACGGCTCTACTTCGGTAAGCCTGTTGGTTGAGAAGAACGGCACAGCAACTACGACCTCTAGCGTGGCTACTATGGCTAATGACACATTTATTAGTCTTGGGTTTTACTATGATGGCGCATCAAGCATTCAATACTTCGTAAATGGCGTTGTGAAGGGCACTTCTGTGACCACCAACTTGCCTGACGACGAAGATATGACTGTGTCAATTGCTCTTCAAAATGGTGAGGCCGTTGCAAAGACAATGACTGTGGATTACGTCTTTGTTGCGAAGGAGCGTTAATCATGGGTCAATTTAAACCAATGGTGAAAATGGAGACCACTGAGCCTTCAGTTGAACTGAAACTGAAAAAAGGTGGTTCCGTCTCTTCTCCCAAGAAGATGATGAACGGCGGCGTCATGGGCGCTCTGTCCGCAGCACCGGCTCCCGGTGCTCGTGGCGGTATGTCTCCTGTGGCTCGTCCCGGCAAGCCTTCGATGATGGACCGCCGTAAGGCCATGATGGGCAAGTCAGCAATGGCTCGTCCTATGATGGCTAAGGGTGGTGCAATGGACGCCTTGGAAGCTCACGCTGCCAAGCCTGCCAGCAAAGGCCACAAAGGCCTCAAAGCTGGTGGTATGGCCTGCGCTACTGGCGGTGTAGCCAAGTCACCAAAGCCCGGTAACTACGCCACTGGTGGTGTTGTGAATGGTCAAGGCGGCTTCAAAAAGGGCGGCGCTATTTCCAAGAGCGGCATCATCCCAGTGAGTGCATCTGAAAAAGGTGCCAAGGGTTATGTCAGCACCAAAATGGAAACCGCTAAGGTGAACCACAACTCCGCGCCTACAGGCGAAGTGAAGATGGGCAACGCTGGCGGCTACAAAAAAGGCGGTGCTACAAAAAAGCACTACGCCACGGGGGGAGCTGTTAACGACAGTGGCCGTGCCGTGGCAATGCCTAAGAAGCAAGCGTCTAACCCTGTCTCCAACGACCGTCAATCTGGCACCTTCAAAAGAGGTGGAAGTGTGACCCCAGCCGAGAAGAAAGAACAATCTTTTTTCAAAGCTGAAAATGCTACTGCAATGAAGCAGGCGAAAGCCTACAGCAACGAGAAGTATGGTCGCAAGATGAACGCTGGCGGTGCTGCTTCCGAAAAGGAGCAGAAGTTGATAGACAAGGCTTATGCCGATAGCATTGGTCCATCTGCGGAAGATTTGGACATGGCTAAGTCAATTCGTAGCATCCCCGGCAAGTTGTTCCGTGGTGCTAAGAATTTGATGGGCATGGACAAGAAGCCGAAGGCTGGTGCTGTGACCGAGACTGAAAAGTCTATTACGGTTGAGCCTGCTAGAAAACGTGGTGGATCAGTAAAGTGCTGAACCTAAGTGGGGGCTACGGCCCCCGCTTTTAATTGGAGAAAAATATGGCTGATGCAGTCACAAGTCAAACGCTCTTTGATAACGAGCGCACGGCTATCATGAAATTCACCAACCTTTCTGACGGTACTGGTGAAAGCAAAGTTTTGAAGGTAGATGTTTCTGCGCTAACACCAAGTGCTTCTGGCAAAACTTGCACTAGAGTAACGATTACAAAGATCCATGCCGCAACGCATGGTTTGGAAGTACAGATTTATTGGGATGCGACCACAGATGTATTTTGCTGGTGTATGCCACAAAATTCTCAATACACAATGGATTTTGATAAGTTCGGCGGTTTGACTAACAACGCAGGCGCTGGCGTAACTGGTGATGTCTTGTTCAGCACTGCGGATGCTTCTGCTGGTGACTTCTACACCATCGTCCTTGAGATGGTTAAATTTTACGGTTAATCATGCCAAGCAAATCATCTTCTCAACACAACTTGATGCAGGCAGTTGCACACAACCCTAAGTTTGCAAAAAAGGTTGGCGTCCCTACAAAAGTCGGCAAGGAATTTGCCAAGGCTGATGAGGGTAAAAAATTTAAAGGAGGCGGATTGTATGAAAATATCAATGCAAAGCGTCAAAGAATCGCTGAAGGCTCTGGGGAAAAGATGCGCCGAGTGGGTAGCAAAGGTGCGCCAACGGCTGGTGACTTTAAGCAGTCAGCAAAGACCGCCAAAGTAAAATGAGCAAGAAGAACGTAAGTCTTGCAATTGGTCGCGGTGAGAAGCTCCCTGCTTCTAAGGGTGCGGGTCTTACGGCCAAGGGACGCGCCAAATACAATGCAGCAACGGGCAGCAATTTGAAGGCTCCGCAACCCCAAGGTGGCGCACGCAAGGATTCATTTTGCGCACGCATGTCAGGTGTGCCCGGACCCATGAAAGATGAAAAAGGCAAGCCAACGCGCAAGGCTGCTGCTTTAAACAGATGGAAGTGCTGACATGGCTTACTCGGATACCTATGGTCAGGTCTACAACGTCCAAACGCTAATTGACCACGGCGCACGCAGGTGCGGGAAGTTGGCCGAGGAGTTGACTTCTGAGCAGCTTTTGAGCGCTCGGGAGTCTTTGGGCTTTGTGATGAGCAACCTGATCAACATTGGCATCCAGTATTGGGCCATCGAGAAGAAGGTTTTTGGCCTCACGCCAGAGAAGTATCAGTACACCCTGCCTGATGGCTCCAATGACGTCTTAAACGCCCTGTACAGGACGATGACGCGCACCACTGGCAGCTACACATCAAGCGCTGGCGGCACGGCCTCCAACGCTGGCGACAACGACATTGACACCTTCTGCCAGCAAACATCGGCAAACGGCAACATTTCAATCAATTTTGGGACTGACAACCCGATCTATGCTGGCTCAATTGGGCTTTTGCCCTACGTTTCTGGTGGCGGCAGCGCTACTTGGACGCTGACACTCGAATATTCGACCGACAACATCACTTGGAACACGCTTCAGAGCCTTGGAACGGTCGTTGTGACCGACAACAGTTGGATCTGGACCGATATTGACCCCGGCCAGAGCGTTCAGTACTACCGAGTGCGGATTTCTGGTGGTTCGACCCTTGCTTTGCGCGAGTTTTATGTTGGAAACAACTCAACTGAGATCACCATGTCTCGTTTGAACCGTGACGACTACACAAACCTGCCAAATAAGAACTTTACGGCCAATCAGCCGTACCAATACTGGTTTAACCGCACGGTTCCGAACCCTGAGATCTATCTTTGGCCCACTCCAAGCAACCCGTTCGTCCAAATGACGGTTTGGTACAGCAAACAGGTCATGAACGTGGGCGACTTGACCAACGAGCTACAGATTCCGCAGCGCTGGTACTTGGCTGTGGTCAATATGCTGGCCCACCAGATGTCAATGGAGCTTCCTCAGGTGGGGCTGGACCGAGTTCAGTACCTTGAGGCTCAGGCAGAGAAGACTTTGGCCTTGGCCGAGGCAGAAGAGCGGGATCGTTCACCGATCTACTTCGCGCCCAATATTGGCGTCTACACGAGGTGATTCATGGGCATGTTCCTTGACACCCTCGGCAATGCGTCTCTGGCGATCTTCATCTGCGACCGTTGCAGGATGAAACGCGCCATGGATGAGCAGATGTCGGACCCAAACTTTCCCGGTTTGAAGGTTTGTCAACAGGGGTGTGCTGACCAAAAAGACCCCTACCGACTGCCTGCCCGAAAGACT